CGTTCCTTTTCTAACCCACAAAACACCTCGATCGCCCACGATCAGGCTGGATCGCTTTGAATAGTTTTGAAAAAGATTTAATAAGTTCTATTCAGGCTCAATCTGAATTAGGAGGTGTGAAAACACCCCGTATTCACTCTCCTTTGAATGATTTGCCATCTAAAGGTCAAGAAATGATTGACTTCGCAGCTGAGATCGGTATCCCATTAATGGATTGGCAAAAGTTTGTGGCTATTCATGGCCATAAGGTCAAGCCAGATGGTAGGTGGCATCATTCTGAGGCTGGACTATTGATCGCACGCCAAAATGGTAAGTCCACATTTATGATGCTTCGAATACTTTGCGGCATGTATGTATGGGGCGAGAACCTACAGCTATCATCAGCTCATAGACTAACTACATCCCTTGAAACATTTAGGCAGATGGTTAGCCTTATTGAGTCAAACGATAAATTGGCAAGTGAAGTAAAAAAAATAAGATGGCAACATGGCGCTGAGGAAATGGAATTAAAAGGTGGTCGTAGGTTTGTGGTAAAAGCAGCCAACAATGCTTCAAGAGGTATTTCCGCACCATCGACTATTCACCTTGATGAGCTGCGAGAATATAAAGATGAGGATGCTTGGTCATCAATGCGTTATACCATGATGAGTTCTAAAAATCCGCAAGTTTGGATTTACAGTAATGCTGGAGATCAGCATTCTGTGATCCTTAATAAACTAAGGGAGCGTGCATTAGCAGCCAGCACAAATCCTTTAGACACGATAGGTTGGTTTGAGTGGAGTGCCGAACCTGATTCGCCAATTACCCTTCCGTCAGGGGAAATCAATTGGCCAGCATTCGCTCAAGCCAACCCATCGCTTGGAACAACAATTCATCCAGATAACTTAAAAGCAGTTATTAATGATCCGCCTGATATTGTAAAAACTGAAGTTTTGTGTTTATGGGTTGATACAATTAATTCAGCTATTGATGTTCAAAAATGGAATTTATGCCAGACCGACCCAATACCATTAGATCCTGACAAAGAAACTTGGTTTGGATTAGATTTAAGTCCAGATCGTAAATTTGGCGCATTAGTAGCAACTCAAAAATTGCCGGGCGAGAAATTCAATTTAGTTTTGCTTCATACATGGTCAAACGATTATTCAATAAATGATTTAGCGGTTGCAAACGATATTGCACCTTATGTAAGAAAATATAATGTTCAGACTGTCGCTTATTCCAAAAGGACTGCACAAGCTGTCGCAAGTCGGCTAGTTCCTGCTGGAATTCCCATTACAGATATGGATGGGGCGATATATGCTGAATCATGCGATCGGTGGTTAGGCGCAATCAATTCCCATCGATTACAGCATGGGGGTCAAGAGGAATTGACTCAGCAAACACTATCGGCTGCGAAACTGCCCTATGGGGATGGGTCATGGATCATCGGTAGGAGAGCAAGTAGAGTCGCAGTTTGTGCAGCTGTGGCATCTGCTTTAGCAACTTATTTCGCGACACAAGTTGAAACTGAGGTTGATATTCAAATAGCGTAGTTTATTGACTTTATGGTATATTATATGCTAATGGGATTATTAGATAGATTTCGAGCAACTCAACCAGAAAATTCAGTTGATGTAGCTGCTGCACTTGCACCTTACAACGCACAACAATTAGTTGGCGGAATTTTATTTGGAACAACAACCGCAACTCGCGAACAGTATATGGCGATCCCATCTGGAGCGCGTGCAAGAAATATTATCTGTTCAACAGTCGGATCTTTACCGCTTGAACAATATAATCATTTTACAAATGAACACATAAGACCAAATCGCGTAATTATGCAACCAGATCCAAGAGTTGCAGGTTCAGCAATTTATGCTTGGCTTGCTGAGGACATTTTGCTTTATGGTGTTGGTTACGGAATGGTAATGGATGCCTATGCTGCAACAGATGCTTCAAGAATTAGAGCATGGACAAGAATTGCACCTAATAGAGTATTTGCATCATTAAATGGTGATTCAACAGAAATTGAGTATTACACAGTAGATGGTAAGCGAGTGCCACCTTACGGATTAGGTTCTTTAATTGTATTTAACGGATTAGATGAAGGTATATTAAATCGAGCAGGTCGCACAATTAAAGCAGCAGCAGAATTAGAAAAAGCAGCTGAAATGTATGCTAAAGAGCCAATGCCACAAATGGTTCTTAAATCAAATGGCACAAATTTAACACCTGAAAGAATTACGAAACTTTTAGAGTCATGGAGAATATCAAGATCAACAAGAGCAACTGCATTCTTAAATGCTGATGTTGAATTACAAGCATTAGGCTTCGACCCTGCTAAATTACAATTAAATGAAGCCAGACAGTACTTGGCTTTAGAAATTTCGAGGGCTTCAGGAATTCCGGCCAGTTTCGTATCAGCCGAAACTACTTCAATGACTTATTCAAATATGACAGCCGAAAGAAAAGCACTTATTGACTTTTCATTACGACCAATCTTAACTGCAATTGAACAAAGATTATCTCAACCGGATTTTGTGCCTAATGGCATGGAAGTTCGATTTGACATAGATGATTTCTTGCGTGGATCTGCTTTAGAGCGTGCGCAAGTTTATGAAATCCTAAACCGCATTGGCGCGATGAGCGTTGAGCAAATCCAAGAGGAAGAAGACCTAATACGATGAAAATTAGTTTCCCAATAGAGATAACAGCTGCCGACACTAACAAGCGCACAATCTCAGGAAAGATTGTTACATGGGATGAGCAAGGATCAACAAGTGCAGGATTAACTGTATTCGAGAAAGATTCAATTGATTTCTCAAAGCCTGTTAAATTATTGCTTGAGCATCAAACAACAAAACCTTTAGGTAAGTTAGTTGACATAACTGCAACAGATACAGGCTTGGAAGCAACATTTCGTTTAGCCAAAACTTTTAGAGCAGATGACGCATTAGAGGAAGCTGCAACTGGCCTTCGTGATGGCTTTTCTGTAGGAGTAAAGATTAATGAATGGAAAAATGAGGAAGGCGTGCTAAGAATTAAATCAAGCACACTTCAAGAGGTTTCACTCGTAACAGATCCAGCAATTGATAGCGCAAGAGTCGCTGAAGTTGCAGCAAGTGAAACACCAGAGAATTCCGAAGCAACCGCTGAGGAAACAACAACACAGGAGGACAAAGTGTCAGAGATTACATCTGAAGCTCCTATCGCGACCGAAGCGGTAGAAGCGGCACAAGCTCCAGTTGTAACAGCAAACTACATGGCATACACAAAGCCACGCGTAGATACAAATGTTACAGCAGGACAATATGCAGCAGCACAAATCCGCGCTATTCAAGGCGATACAGATGCACGCGATTTAATTGCAGCATTACAAATTGCAACAACAGGCGAGAACACAGGAATGGTTCCACCTAATTACCTACGCGATGTAATCGGAGTTATCGATTCATCCCGTCCATTTATTGATTCAATCGAGCGCGCTCCACTACCACCAAGCGGTCTTAAGGTGTTTACACCTGTGCTTGGAAATCAAGCAATCGTAGGACAAACTGCTGAGGGCGTAGAGTTTGCATCACAAGATACAGCTGTTACATTCCAAGAAGACACAATCGTAAAATTTGCTGGTGCAAATGTTGTGAATGTTGAACTACTTGATCGTTCAGACCCATCATTCTTGGATCTATTAATTCGTGAACTTGCTGCATCATACGCACAAAAGACAGATGCTTATGCAGCTAAGATCGCATCAGAAGCAGCAGCCGGATCAACAGGATCAACAATTTATGCAGCAATTGCTGATGGAATTGCAGATGCTTATGGCGTTATGCGCTTCACACCTAACCGCTTGATGGTTGCTCCTTCAGGTGGCGAGGATGGCATCGACTTCGCTGGATTACTTGGCGCAGTTGCAGATGGTCGTCCACTATTCGCAGCAGCAGCTCCACAAAACGCAGCTGGCTTAATTACACAAGGTTCAACAAATGGAACAGTCGCAGGACTTGATCTAGTTGTAGATCCTAACTACACAGGTGATAATGCAAATGTTAAGCACGCATTAGTTTACCCATCAGCAGCTATGAGATTCCACGAGTCAGGAACATTTGATATTCGTGCAAATATCGTTGCTAACGGCCGTGTTGAAATCGGTCTTTATGGTTATGTCTGCGCAGTAAATCGTTACCCAGCAGCATTCCGTAAGTTATCAGTAGCTTAATTTAACTGAGTGCCTATGGTTGCTCCCGATCATAGGCATCCTTTAATGGGAGTAAGGAGATGACATGCCAAGTATAATTACAGCCACCGAGTTGCGATCTGTGCTTGGTGTGTCATCATCCTTGTATAACGATGCTTACTTAAATCAAATTATTGATACAGCAGAAACAGTTATTCTGCCAATGCTAGTTACATTCAAAAGCCCAATTGATAAAGTGTCGCTGACTGATAATGTCGCCACTTTTACTACACTAGGAATTCATGAATTTACCGAAGGACAATCAGTTGTCATCACAGGATGCGGATCACCATATAACGGAACAAGAACAATACTTGCAGACAATCTTGGCGCATATACCTTCTCGGCTGCAATCACAAACGCCGATGTCATCGAAGCAAATGTTATCCCATCTGGAGTCGCGACTTTATCTGGAGCATCAACTTATGTTGGAAACGCAGCTGTTCAATCAGCTGTCTATACAGTTTCAGTCGAAGTCTTTCAAGCCAGACTTGCCGGCGGAGGACAAATCGAAGGAGTAGATTTTACAGCTACACCTTTCAGAATGGGTCGATCACTATTTAATAAATGCGTTGGATTATTAGGTTCATACATGGATACTGAAAGCATGGCTCAATAGTGCCTAATGAAACAATCCTTCAACAGGTTCGCACACCTCTAGCAACTGCCTTATCTAGCGTTGCAGGAAATGTTTATTCATTTGTGCCTGAAACAGTTATTCCACCAGCAGTTGTAGTTGTGCCTGATTCACCATATTTAGAATTCGAAACAATAAGTAAGTCAAATATTCGCGCTAAGGTCAATATGACCATTACAGTTGCAGTCGCTTACAATAGCAACCCTGCATCACTCGACAACATCGAGCAGTTAGTAATAAGTGTTCTGGCAGTAATTCCAGCAGGTTATATTGTCAGTTCGGTTGAAAGACCAACAGTTACACAAGTAGGAGCAGCAACTTTGCTAATTGCAGATGTTAGAGTTAGCACCTATTACCAGAGAACAATCTAAGGAGAAAAATGCCAACGACAGTTATTACCGGTCGAGATATTACCTTCA